GGGCAGGTTGAGCACGCCGGCGTCGAGCGCCTGACGCAGCCACCGCTCGTACACCGGCTGGCAGAAGTGCTCGATCATCCAGAACTGCACCGTCCGCCAGAAGTCGCGCTCCTCGAGCAGGCCCTGACGGATGGAGCTGTAGCTGACGGCCTCAAGGTCGTTGGCGAGCGAGGTGTAAGACACACCGAGACCCGAGGCGATGCCGCGGAGCATGGCCTTCTCGAAGTCGCGGAAGGCCGTGCTGGGGTGCTGCGGGTCGAAGGGCTTGAACTCAACGCCCGCCGGCAGCTGCTCGAAGGTGCCGGGCTGCAGCTCCATGCGGATGGTGCCGTCGCCGTCCTCGCCGTTGCCCTGGTAGTCGTCGCCCGCCTCGCTCGTGAAGAAGCCCATCTTCGAGGCCGAGATGCGCGCCGCCACGAGCTCGGACTCCTCGTAGCCGCCCAGCATCTTGAGCCGGGTCATGGCCGTCGTGGTCCAAGGCGTGCCGCGCGTCTGACCGATGCGGTCCTGCCGGAAGGCGTGGATCATGCGCTCGGCCGGGATTCGCTGTTCGCGAACCGGCGCGGCGGCTCCGGTCTGGTAGTCGTCGGGGTGCCGCGTCTTGACGTAGTAGGCGACCGGGCGACCCTCCGGCGTCACCTCGACACCCATGCGGATGAGGTTGCCGTTCGAGAGGATGTCGTTCTTGTCCTGGTCGATGAGGTCGGGGTCGATGAACTGAAGCCGGAACCGGTAGGGGTTGGCGTTGTCCTCGACGAAGAGCACGAAGCACTCGCCATCGCGCACGACCGAGTCCATGAAGACCTTTTGGCAGTCGACCCAGCTGAGGCGGCCGTCGACGGTGCAGCTCATCGGCTTGCCCCAATCGTAGAAGGCGCGCTCGAGCTGCTGGTTCGCCACCTGGTCGAGGATGCCATTCGGCTCGCGCGCACGGACCTGCAGCGTGATGCCCTTCGGCCCGACGACGTTGACGGCCACGAGGTCGAGATACCGCCGGGCATAGTCGTTGTTCTGCGCGAGGTCGCGGGATCGTGCCCGCATCGCCTTCAGCGTGTAGCGGATGTCGCTGTCTGCCGATTTCGGCAGCGTCAGCCAGTCGGCGAAGAGCCGCCCGGTGTTGGCGGCGTCGAACGCGCGCCGGGGGCGACGGGGCGCGGGCTTGCCGCGGAAGAAGTCGAGCAGCTTCACCGTGTGAACCTCACCCGTATGGTCTGATTCGTGCCGAGGCCTTGGCGCAGCTTCTCGGCCTGCTTCTCGCGGTTGACCTCTGCCTTCATGCGGTCGCGCTCGGTCATAAGATCGGCGCGGTTCCAGCGGCTGAGGCTGCGGCCGGCGACCGAGTACGAGGCCGCCTGCAAATTGTTCGGGTCCTTGAGGTAGGCCTCGATGTTGTCGAGGGCGATCTGCGCGAAGCTGCGCGGGTCGTCGGTCGAGGTGGCACGGTTCGCGCCGACCTCGAAGGAGCCGTAGCCGACCTCGGCGCGCGCCGAGTCGCTCGTGCGCGTGATGAAGGCCGACCACTGATACCGGCCGGGTGCATAGTCCGCCGTCACCGTCGAGGCCACCTCGACGATGTAGCCCTCCGTCGTCTCGGAGGCCGTGATGGCGATGCGCTCGCCGGTGCCGTCGCGGCGCGCGACGTACGAGAGCGAGTAGGACGCCGTCGGGTAGTCGCCCGACAGATCCACCCGCTTCCACGCCCAGCGGTCGCCCGCCTGCAGCCGCGTCGGCTCCGAGGTCGGATAGTTGGCGGTGTCGAAGACGTTAGCCATGATTCCTCATGCCGGGGTGTCCGGCGGCAAGAGCGGCTTCACCTGGTCGCGGAGCTTGGCCCAGAGCGGGAACGCGCCCTGACTCGTTGGCACCGCGCCGAGCATATTCACGAGGGCGACGGCCTCGTGCAGCTCGACGGTCAGCGTCACTTCGGCTTGTTGGGCTTGGCCTTGCTCGTGTTCCACGGCAGCTCCGGCTTGATGACCTTGGGGGACTTGCGCTCGGCGAGCTGCGCGACGACGGCGGCCTCGGTCGCGTCAGCGCCGACCTTCGCCTTGACCCATTCGATGACCTGCGATTCCTCGAGGTTGGCAAAGGGGCAGAAGCTGCCGGCGGCAGGCGCGTCGAGCGCGACGGAACCGTAGACCGACGCGGCGTGGTCGCCGTCGGCGACACCGCAGCGCCAGTGCACACCGACGACCACGTCGGCGAGCTGGCCGCGCTGCGGCTCGACCTCGAGTGTGTTGATGGTCCAGATCGGCTTCATGGTGTCGCTCCGTTACGGCCCGGCATCGCGCCACGCGCCGCCGCTGTAGAAATACAGTTTGTTGTTGGTCGTGTTGACCACGATGGGTGCCATGCCCGTGATGGCGGTCGGCGTTCCGGTCGGCGTACCCGCGCAGGTCGGCACATACAAGAAGCCGTTGGTCGCGGTCGTGGCGAGGGCGACGGAGCCGCCTGCGACGATGTTGCCGTCGCTTGTGATGCGAGCGCGTTCCGTAAAAACTCCACCAGCAGTACGCGTTCCGAATCGGATGTTATCGCCCGAGAAAATTTGCAGACCGTCGCTGTCAGGCGAGCCGATTCCAAACCGAACATCAAAAGTAAAGTACGAACTGGCAATCGGAACTAAAGTGCTTCCGTTGACATCAAGCCGCTGTGCAGGCGAACTCGTCCCGATGCCGACATTGCCGGAGGAGTCGAGGCGCATCCGCTCCGATGTGTCCGTGTAGAACGACATAAAGCCGCCCCACCCGGCAGAGCGGCCAGACGATATCCGCAACTCTGCGTTGCTCGGCTGCGCCTTGATAAACGCATCAAGCGAACCGCCGTTGAACTCAAAGCCATACAACGCGCCCGTTGTGCTGGCCGTAGCGCGGATTACCGGAGAGCCTGCCGAAGCAATCAAGGTCGTGCCATCAAAGGTCAACGCGCTCCCGCTCGTCGCCGCCTTGCTGCCGTTGAGGTAGAGCACGCCGTTGGCGGTGCCGCCGTTGAGCGCGCCGTCGACGAGATCCTTCGCCGTGACCTTCTTGGTCTCGGTCGCGCTCGTGTCGACGATGGGCACCACGTCGGTCGCCGGGGCGACGTTCGCCGCGGTCAGCGCCGTCAGTGCTGAGATTTTCTTGTCAGCCATGCATCACCTCGGCGCATTCAGCGCCAACCGTTCATCCACCCGCCACCACCGCCGCCTCGAGGCGGACGACGCAGCGGAACTCGCCGCGGCGCAACCGGCACCGCTTCGGTCTTGTCCTCGACGACCGGCTCGACCGCAGCGACATCCGCCGCCACCTGATCGCGTCGCGCCGTCAACACGTTCCCACCGCCGCGACCGACGAAGGCCGCGTAGGCGTACACGAAACAGTCGAGCGCCTCCGTCCGCGCCCCGGCCGACTTCGGCTTGAAGGAGCGCATCCGGCGACCCTGCACCACCCGATAAACCATCGTTTCGGCGGTCAGCTGGTCGAAGTACACGTCGTCGACCGAGGCCGGGAAGTGCACATAGCCCGCGCCCGGCTCGACGACTCGCTTGAGCCGCCCGAAGAGCACGTCCTTTGCCGTGTCGACGCCGACGATGTAGAGCTGCGCCGACGTCTTGCCGGCGCGCCCCGCACGCTTCGGGAACACCAGCCGCCCAAAGCCGCCGGCACCCTTCACCGCCCAGATGCGCCGCGCCTTGCGCCGCGCACAGTAGCCGTACACTTGCTGCGTGAAGTGGCCGCCCGAGTCGACGCACGTCGCCTCGATCAGCATCTGCCGCCCGTCCTCGCGGGACCTCGGCCGATTCAGAAATGCGTCCAGGTCAGCCCACAGCGACTCGCTGCCGGGATCACCGGGAAGCACTTGATGCTCGACGAGCCACGCCTCCTCGTCGCGCCCCCACGCCCAGACCGACGCCTCGAGGCGATCGTCCTGCACGTCGACGCCGCAGGTCAGCACCAGCGCGCCGCCGGGCAGCGACTGCGCCGTGTACGGCTCGCGCCGCGCGGCGAGGCCCACCGCCGCAACACCGTCGCCGCGCTCCTCGAAGGTCTCGCCGAGCGACGTGTTGATCCACGTCTGCAGCGTTTCGGGCAGCTTCTTCGCCTCGAGGAACGCCACCGCCATCTCGCCCCAGGTCGACCACGGCGAATACAGCTCGCTGATGTGGAAGGATGCGATGCCGCGGCTCTCCCGCGTCGCCCGCCACTCACCCGCCCGCAGCATCTCGGCCTTGTCAGCGTCGCCGAGCTCGGCACCGCAGGCGACGCACACATAGGCCGCCGCCGCCGGGTCACCGTCCGGCCAGCGTACCTGCGACCAGACGAGGCGCTGCATCTCGCCGCAGTGCGTACACGGCACGAAGTACAACCGCTGGTCGCCCGACTCGAAGCCCGCCTCGATGCGGCTCGACCCCTTGATGGTCGGCGTCGATCCCGCCAACACCTTGCGGTTCCAGAAGGTCGCCGTGCGTTTCTTGCCCAAGCTCACCGGGTCGCCTTCCGTGCCGGCAGAGGCCGGGTAGCGGTCCACCTCGTCGAAGAGCACCACGCGAATCGGCCGCGACGCCAGCCCCGCCGGCGAATTCGCACCCGCGACGGTCAGGTGACCGCCGGGGAATTTCTTGTGGAGGAGCGTGTTCCCCGAGTCCCGCGAGCGCGGGTCGGCGATGAGCTCACTCAGCGCCGGCGTGTCTCGCACCATCGGCGCGAGGCGGTCCTTCGACCAGGCCTCCGCCATCTCGAGCGTCGGCTGCACCAGCAGCATCGGCGCTTGGTCCTGCGCGACGTGGTAGCCGATGACGTTGTTGAGGATCTCGGTCCAGCCGACCTGCGCCGACTTCATGACCCAGATCTCGCGCACCGTGTCGTCGGCGACGGCGTCCATGACCCCGCGCTGGTACGGCGCACGGTCGGTGCGCCAGATGCCGGGCTCGGCCGACGCCTCGCTAGACAGCCTCCGGTACCGGTCCGCCCACTGCGAAACCGTCAGTTTCGGCGGTGGTGCGAAGAGCCGCATCGTCCGCGCCATCCTCGCGCGCAAGTTCGGCGAGAGCGTGGTCGATTTCGTCTGCGATGGCGCGGCTGATGGCATTGGGGTCCGATTGTCGCACAAGCTGCGGGGCGAGCTTCGTGGGCAGCGACAGCAGCTTCGCGCGCGTCGCCAGGACGATGTCATCCCATCCCTGCGCCGTCTGCTCGATCTCCACCAGCTCGCCGCGGCGCACCCGGTTCTCAGCCTCGACCTTCTCGGCCTGCGCTGCCGCGAGCCGTTCGCGCTGCGTCGGGTGCGATTCCGCGCCGCCGGTGCCGAAAGTTCGCTCGGCCCAATACTTCACGATCGCCGGCCCGGGGTATGATCCGTCACCGTTGCGCGGCGCATCAGCCCAATCGCGCAGCGTCCGCGGCGTCACGCCGAGCAGCGTGGCGGCTTGGATCTGCGAAAGGGCGGCGATGCCTCGGCTCAAGCGGTCTGCTCCATTCTCGGGAAGGCGGCTAGTGTTTCACTGGCGCTACAATCACACCGGGGTCCGAATTACCA